CCACTTCGTCAGGGAATTCTTTTTTCCATGCCTCATTCAGCAATTTGCAGCTGACAGGATTCATACTGAATCGCTCAACCATGAAGGATGCCAGTTCTTTTGTTTTTGCTGTTACTGCCTGTTTATCGATGTTGCTCATTGGGCTGGCCCTCGCATTTGTGATTTTCTGGATCATCGGCTTTGAAATAACCGCCGCAGATTTTGCAGGGTATCGTCGGCACTTCGTCGTAATTTGAGGTTCCCGTAATCATGACTGCACTCCTTTGCGAAGCTGGGCGGCGATACCTTCGAGAACGCCATCGGCGAATGAGCGATCAAAATCGCCTTCCGGCGCATCAGCCATAAATTCTGTGGAGGTCAGTATCATTCGTGCGATGTCCGCAGCGTTCTTTGCTGTGTCGTCGATAAATCCTGCATCCCATGCGGCCAGCATTCGGTTAGCAACAAAGTAAGCGCCTTCCTTGTGAGCCTGCGCCCGCACCTCAGCCAGAAACGCGTCGGTGGCTGGGGTCTCAGTGAAATCGTCCACCCACGTATCGCCAACGTCCTCGCACTCGCGACGACAATATTCGTTGAATTCGACCTCTGATTTTTTCAGAGCCGCATTCTCCGAAGCCAGCGCCGAAAACTTCTCGTGTGCCAACTTAACAACTGCATCAGCCTGCTTAAGTGACTCCATTGCTTTATCGTTATCCGCCGCCAACGCCGCGTATTTATCCTCAAGCTCCGCATAATCACTATGACGCACCATGTCAGTACAGAATGATTCTCCTGTTATTGGTGGTGATAACTGGTCACTGACAATCGTGTATATTTTCACTTCTTTCATTTCTTCCCACTCCGCAACATTGCATTCAGATATTTGTTTTCATTCACTGATGGAAAACTCTTTCTCGCCAGCATTTCTTCGCGTGGAATATCGTTAATGGGCTTGAAGCGGTGTCGAATAATCATTGCCGATGGAAGGATTCCGGGGTCGTAGGACAAACCTCTCATGATGAATTCCTCAGTTATTGCTGGTAGCGCCGTAACGCGAACGGTAATTTTTAAGGCGCGGGTCTATTTCAATGAATTGGGTGTAAGTGGCTTTGCGGAATGGCCGGATGGATGTCTGGTAAATTCGCTCGCGTTCTTCTTTCTCTGCAAGCCATATACAGTGGCGAAATTCCTTTTCCTCTTTCGTTTCCTGCGGTAGTGACATTATCAGGTCGTAGTTTTTTCTGAATTTATCCAGCACCTCCGAGATGGAATTGCCGGAACAGCGGCGCGGGTCATTCGCACCATACATAGGCGCTGGCATGTTTTCACCTGGTGATTATTTAGCTAACTTTTTCCAGATTGCTGAAACGTATTTGGCTTGGTGAATGGCATCATCAAGCGCGTTGTGTCGAGTTCCTTCGAATGGCATATCTCGTTTAGGGTCGAACCCAATTGCCTTTCCAAGCTCGACGATGGTTCGGACGTCGCGGTCATTCCACCACTGCCAGGGCGCTTGGTGCCCGGCCAGAGCATAACTATTTCGTAGAATCACACAGTCAAATGATGCGCCATTTCCCCAAACCTGAACGAATTTAGGGTTGGCGTGCTTTGCGATAAAGTCTGATAACCATGAAAGAGCCGTTGAAAGCTCTTGAGTGTCATTGGTTAGCGATTTTCTGGCATCTTCTCCCTGTTCCATCCACCATAAAATGGTTGAAGCATCAGGACGCGCCCGGTATCGCATTGATGACTCGAGCGAGATATTAACCGAGAAGTCTTCTCCTGTTTCTTCAGTTTTCAGATTAAAGAATACTGCCCCAATCGAAATAACGGGCGCGTATGGCCCGTTGCCCATTGTTTCAAGGTCAACCATTAAATGATTCATGTAAGTCCTTAAATTGCGTGAATAGCGTGACGAGGGAAGGGGAGAGTTACTGGTGCAAATGGTATATCATCATCAAAATCCATCGGTGGCTCGTTATGTTGTGTTGGTGATGGTTGCTGCTGTGGTTTCTGTGACTGCCTGTCGGCTGCTTGTTGTTTGCTGTCGCCAGTGCCTCCAAGCATTTGCATCACACCATTAATTCCAACATTAATCTCAGTGGTGTAGCGGTCTTGCCCTGTCTGGTCTTGCCACTTTCTGGTTCTCAGCATTCCCTCGAAATAAACCTGATCACCTTTTTTCACATACTGCCCTACGACTTCAGCAAGTTTCCCGACTACGGCAACACGATGCCATTCAGTCTGCTCCTTTTGTTCGCCAGTCTGTTTATCTCGCCACTGCTCTGATGTAGCGACTGTCAGGTTAGCGAACGCCGTCCCTGATGGTGAATAACGAACCTCCGGGTCTTGTCCGACCCGGCCTAAGATGATCACCTTATTTACGCCTCTACTAGCCATTTATGCCGCCTGTTTTAGTTCGTTAACTCTGATGTTCATTACCTGAACGCATTTTGTCTGCGCATCATCGTGACCAGCCAATAATTGCCAGTCATGCTGATATCTCTCAATTAGCTTTTGCTTGTCAGTTTCTGTTGCTGCATAATCGCTGAAGTCTTTCAGGATTTGTTCGCAGTCAACCGATGGAGATTTCTGGTTGGTATTTTCTGGTGATGGTTGATTGCATGATGCTGGCATGGCCCAGTCCGGCAGCGATGGAGGGAGCCAGTAAAATCCTGTTCCATCCTTCAGTTTGGCCCTGTGCCATCCTTGTTTCTTATCACTGGATATCTGCGCAAAACCTTCCTCAAGGTTATACAGATACCGACCAATTCCCCACTGAACGGCAGCACGCTTCATTGCGCCAGAGCGACCGCCTTTGACGGCTTCTACCTGTGTGTTTTCAGCAGCATCCCATTTAGTTACCCATTCGGAATCAATCTTGATTGATATGCCGCATTCAACGCCACCGTTGTTGGGTATATCGCGGTATTCATTGCGCCATCCTGCTTTGCCGCAAACATCGTCCAGGCGTTTCATGATTGCCCTGTTCGTGACATAAGCCAGCGCCATAGCCCATACTTTGCCATCGCGTGTTTTACCACTTTGCTGTATTCGCCATTCGATATCTTCAGCTGCGAACGGCTCATCTAACTGATCCAGATTCATGAGTAATACCCTGCAAATTCATCCCAGCTAATAACCGGATTCTGCCGTTCTGCGGCTAAGTTAATTTGCTGCTCCACTTCTTCCTCAATTTCAGGAGAACTGAGAGCAATAAATTCTTCATCATCAAAATCATGCAACATGACGCGCCTCCCATTCTTCGTCCTGCCACTTATCCCAACCAAGAGCTATTCCGGCAGCCCATGTATACGCATCAGACATTCCCTGTTTTGTATCCGGAAATACTTTCTCATATAGCTTGTTGAACTCCCTGTTTCCTTGCTGAACAAGAATTGTTCCATTAACAGGAGTAATGGTCATGGCGTGGCACTCCTGGCTGATTAAGAATTTCACCGAGACGTTTCCATCCGGCCCGTAATTTTCTGGTGATACGCTCTAAAAGTGATTCATTAAGGTGTGCGATACCCATGACGGCACCGCCCGCGATAGCAAATGTCATCGTGGGATTCTCCATTTTTATTTATTGGCATAGCGAAAACGCCTCGATATGAAGCGCTATTGATATACTGGTAAAAAAGCCGCCCTGACTGCGAGCGGCAAATAACATCAAGGGATGATTTTTCGATTAACCAGAACGAGTCGTCGTCCTCGTTTGGTTACGAGCGATATTGCTCGCAATGCGGAATCACAGAATCCGCATTAAGTGCATCACTCACACTCTACAAACTCACCATCTTTATCCAGTTGATACCATGTATTCGGCATAATACCGTTCTCGCCAACCTTGCTTGCTCGAATATGAATTAACTCGCCATCTTCATCTCGATAGCAAAGCACAATAGCTCCGCCTTCAGATGCCCTGGCTTTTCCTTCTATTCCGAGTGATGCCGCTACGGATTGCGATCCAGACACTTCCGCTGCTGAACAGTCGCCAGTGTTGGTTGCTGCTGACTGGTAGCCAGTGTTGGTTGCTGCTGACCAGTCGCCAGTGTTGGTTGCTGCTGATCGGTTACCAGTGTTGGTTGCTGCTGACTGGTAGCCAGTGTTGGTTGCTGCTGACCAGTCGCCAGTGTTGGTTGCTGCTGAACAGTCGCCAGTGTTGGTTGCTGCTGACTGGTAGCCAGTGTTGGTTGCTGCTGACCAGTCGCCAGTGTTGGTTGCTGCTGAACAGTCGCCAGTGTTGGTTGCTGCTGACTGGTAGCCAGTGTTGGTTGCTGCTGACCAGTCGCCAGTGTTGGTTGCTGCTGAACAGTCGCCAGTGTTGGTTGCTGCTGACTGGTAGCCAGTGTTGGTTGCTGCTGACC